TAGAGTCTACACCATCACCTCCAACATTAATTTTAACTTCCTGCCAATGTCCAACATTGTCCCCACCATAATCAGTGGCAAAGGTAGCCCCCGAAGGGTCGGTTGATGTAAGTTGAACGTTATCAGATGTTATTTGAGCCATTATCGGTATTCTCCAATATTAATATATGTTGACAGATATTATCTACTTATTATATATAAAATGTAAAAATACACAAAAGGGAGCATACTTTTGATTGAATCTACCGAATTTTGTAAGAAGGTTGAGAATCTTATTCTCAACGACACTTATGATAACTATATAGAGGCTGTTCTACGAGTATGTGATGAGGAGAGTCTTGAACCTTTTATGGGAGCAAGATTGCTTAGTCAACCCATCAAAGAGAAAATTAAAGAAGAAGGTCAAACAATAAATTTATTGCCGTCTAAGACTAAACTTCCTCTTGAATAACAATAATTGACTAAATACAGCCGTTCTGATACAATACACATTAATCGTTTATACAAAACTCCGTTTACACACAATACAAAAAAAGGAAAATATATATGAGTTTTAGCAAGATGAAAAAGTCCACAGGAAACACTAGCAATCTGATGGACGAACTAAACAAAATCTCTTCAGGTAGTGGTAAGAAAGACTACAATGACGAGAGATTTTGGAAACCAACACGTGATAAATCAGACAATGGATACGCAGTTATCCGATTTCTTCCACCTGTAGATGGTGAGGATGTACCATGGGTTCGTGTCTTTAATCATGGGTTTAAAGGTAAAGGTGGATGGTTGATTGATAATTGTCCTACAACTATTGGTAAGAAATGTCCTGTTTGTGAAGCAAATAATGCATTATGGAACAGTGGTCTTGAATCAGACAAAGACATTGCTCGTAACCGTAAGCGAAAATTACAATACATTTCAAATATCGTGGTTGTTGAAGATTCAAAAAATCCTGATGCAGAAGGTAAAGTGTTTTTATATAAATTCGGTAAGAAGATTTTTGATAAGATTCAAGAAGTTCTTCAACCAGAGTTTGAAGATGAAGACCCAATGAACCCATTCGATTTCTGGAAAGGTGCAAATTTTAAAATTAAAATACGCAAAGTCGGTGGATTTGTGAATTATGATAAAAGCGAATTCACTACGCCAACTGCTTTTGCAGATGGTGATGATGGAGCACTAGAAATAATCTGGAAAAAACAATATAAGTTGCAAGAATTTATTGGTGATGACCAGTTCAAATCGTATGATGAATTGAAATCACGGATGGACATGGTTCTTGGTGGTGGTGGTGTTGCTACATCTGCTGTGGAAGTGTCTGAAAAGAAAGATATCCCATATCCAAAGAGTAATCCATTTGGTGAACCGAAAGCGGAAGAAAAAGCGGAAGAAGTAAGCGATAGTGAAGAAGGTGAAGATGCATTAGCCTACTTTGAAAGACTCGCTAACGAAGATTAATTTTTTATAATTTATTCTTATTTACAACGGACGTGTCTAATTAGTTTAGTACGTCCGTTGTTTTATATTATTACCACTGATTCGAAGGTATATGAGGGTTATAATCATTTCTAGAAGACATTGGTGGTTGGGAAAACGAATTATTTTCTATGTGGGTAATTAAATTATTATTATTTGTAGGACTACTAGGAAATATGGTGGGAACGTTATCAGCCATTGAAAGTCTTGTATTTTCTCTTTGCAGTTCAAGACCAGTATTTGATGGTACTGATTGAACATCACCACCGAGGCCCAACATGTCCCTGGCCGCATCTGCTATGTCATCACCAATCCAAGGTATATGTGTCAACATGTTTATAACATTGTTAATTGACTTTTTCAATTGTGTAAATATCCAACTAAAGAAATCACCAACCGCTTCAATAGGAATAGCAACAAGTCCCATGACCAAATTAAATCGGCTTTTTAAAGTTGACCCAATATTACCAAAGAAATCACCAATCAAATCAACAAAATTAATGTCTTTTAAGTCTTTAAAAAATTTAGCCGCACCGTCTAAACCTATCCAACCCATCACTGTTTCTAGCAAGCCCAATACTGAATCCATTACTAATTCTGGCATACCAACCATCCAATTTAGTAAAAATTGTCCCAAATCTTCAAGTGCACCTGTGATGTCACCAGAAAACAATTTTTGGAATCCACTAATTAAATTACCAAAAATGCCTTCAAACACTGCGGAAAAATCATCCATCGATATCAGTCCAAAGGTGAAAAATTCTATAATGCTACCTATAAAGTCACCAATACCACCTAGTATATCACCGCTTGCAAATTTATCCCAAGAGCGTATGGTTGCTTCTACCAGTGACCATATTATAGAAATCGGTAAAAGAAACTTAGAGAATGCTTTACCTAATTGGAAAAATACCTTAAATATCTTTCCCATATGTTTAAATTGAGGAGCAATGAATTTAAAAACAAACTTACCTATTTCAATAAATGGTTTAAGTATTTTACCGATAACCCTAAAAAACTTACCTAGGGCCTTAAAAAATGTACCAACCTTTTGTAGTCTTCCACCTTTAGAAAAAACTGTTAACCATTTACCCCATTTGATGTTTGCAATCCACTGGAAAAAACTGTTTATTTTCTTTACCCCAGGCAACTTACTCATAATTGACCCAACCTGACCAAAAATTCCAGCAACAATTCCTGCTGCCAATGCAGGTACTGCTAATAAAAGCAGTTTAACAATACCTGTTAAATTAGTATCTTTAAATGGTTGCGTCATCTCTGATTTAGCATCAAGGAATGCGTCTTGAAAACCTTCAAGAAGATTTAACATAAAACTTTCACGCTCTCTCTTTTCTTCTTTCGCTTTGGTCTTGGACTCTTGGCCCATTTTACTAATACCCGCAGAAACTTTTTTAACTTCCTTGGTTTGTTTTGCATCTTCTACATTAAGTGCTTTTTCATTAGCAAGCATAATATTCTTAGTGAATATACTTGTTATCGATAGATTTTCTGGGTTATTATCATTAGCCATACGATTTATTTATACCTTAAAATTTGTTCTGCTCATTCTTTTTATTTTCTTCTTTAATAAATTTAGTTAATAAAGTTATGTATACTTGTCTTTCCCATGGTAACATATTTTCTAAATCATTCAATGAATAGTTGTGGTGTTGCATCATTGAAAAATTTGTTTGATAATAGTTAATTAACGTATCATGACAAAGACCTATGCGAAAAAATCCTGTAGTTTCTCCATTGTAACTGAATTTTCATTTAAACAACTATCACATTTGAAATTTATCACTTTTTGCATTTTAGGCATCGTTTCAAAGAATTTTTGTATCTTCTCAAATTGCAAGTGGTTAAGACTATCTACGAAATCTGATAGTTCTTCATCTGTAGAATCTTTTGCCTCATGAACTGTTTTAGCATCATAAATCTTGTCTATGCACATATTTACCACTTTAAGAGGGTTTTCCTTCATGTTTGGTGAATCAAGCATACCAAAAGTAGGATATCTCATAACAACACCAATGTCATCAGTCAGTTGAATTTTGCTGTCATGACCTTCAGTTTTAATAACACCGACATCAGAAAGGTTTACTCCGACAAGACATTCATGTTCACATTTTTCACACTTTAACTTTAGTTTGACCGTTTCACCTACCGATTTCGACCTCAAATTTAAAAATAGATATTCAATATCAAAAACGGGTAGTGTTTGAACATCAACGTCATCACTTTCTATACAGTTATTAATGATGGTTTTAACTGCATTTGCTAATTCTCTGTCATCTTCCGATTCAACGGCCATCAATAAAATTTTTTCTTCTTTAACCAAAAACGGTCTATAGTTAATTGTATCACCGTTAGACGGTAATTTTAGACTGTATTTTGGTGTTGCAACTTTTGGTAGTGCCATACTATATCATCTCCTATAAATTATAACCAATTACCCATACCCCCAATGTTGAAGCCAGTTATCTCCTGTAAAGTAGCCGCTCCACCATCTGCCCAAACCTCAAACAATTGTGAAAAGTTGAATGGATTACCATACTCTCCACCTAAAATTCCTAACTCCTGCAGAGTACCACCCAGACCTTCGTCGAAATTTCTTACTGCAGGTACATCATATAAAAACTCTGCGGCCACTGCACCACCAAAAGAAATAATGGTGGGTACATACCTTCTGAATGCTAGGGTGACTGATTGTTGAGCAATAGCACCACCACCTTCATTGCTGAGCGTTAATTCACCGATTGCTTTAGGGAACACTTCTTCTACCCTTATTCGATAAATGGGCATATCAAACTCATTGAGTACGTATATGTACATATCACATTTGTAGTCATCATAATAGGCAAGTCTACCACTTCTTGGGTCTACTATACCATCCATCCAAGTTTCAAAAACCCTTCTCTCCCACATATCTTTACCCAAAAATAAATTCAATGTTATTTCTGAACCATAAAGTGAATCATATGGTATCTCTCTTGAAGGCCCTGCATAATTTTTATCGGGTGCGGTGGCAATTGACCTGCCGGGCGCTGAAACTGAATTACACATTAAACTCATCCTGTTGCCCTGAGCGAAGTCGGAAATACCTAAAAATCCACTAAATTCAATTAAGTATTTGTTTGGTGTAAATACACCAAACTTCTTTATATTATTTATCATTCTATCTATTCTTGGCATGTTTATTCTCTAAGTATTTATAACAACTACCGCAAACTATCCATAACATCGTCATGACTTTTCTTCCAGACTCTTTGTTTAGACCATTTCTTAAATTGTTCAGTTGGCAATCGTATTGCTGAGTTCCAATCGGGAGAAGGTATTAATAACATTTCCGACCTGAACCTAGTCCTTAGGTATTTTTTAAAACAGGGTTTATACCATTTTAACCTTGATGCACTCTTTAACCAGTCATATGTAACCCTGAGTCTTGTGAACTCATCATATTGGGTGTTATTTGAATAGTCATCCAAATGGTTTAATAGTATTTGTCTATATCTTGGTGCAATGTAGTGTAGGTTAAGACCCGTGATGTATGTTTTAGTCACGTCCAAGGTTATGACAAGAGGGAAGGTGTCGTAGTATTTAAGTGTGGCCCTACCCTTAGGTAGATATCTGAAAGTAAACATTTTACCAGTCTGGTCACCAGAAACAAGACTTCTTAAAGAAGTCTGAGGGCCTTTTTTAATATGTGATGCCTGTGCAACATCATCATATCCATATTTTTTACCTTCTGAGATTCTGCTAACAGTATCTTTGAACCATCTCCATGATTGTTTGGTTTCTGGGTCAACCTCAGACATAGAGGAAAGAGTTTTAAGTTTACCAAATGGATTCCGTTTAGCCATGTTTCTTTTTTTTATTTCCTTTTTTATATAACACGTCTTCTGTTAAAATCTTAAAGTTCCATCCCTTGTTTTCAGCAAATTCTCTGGCTGCTTTCCATTTAGCACTGTTAACACCCCATCTCATAACTTCTGTTATATACCTTCTAGTAGGTTTTTCTCTCTTTTCTGGTGCTTTGCACTGTGCTTTTGGTTTAACTTCAATCAAAGTTATTTCTTTAAAACCCTTTTTATTTATTGTTTCAACTATGAAATCAACAAAATACCTGTGTATTTTGTTGTCTTTCGGTGATTTATATGGAACAACCACCTCTTCTGAACCCCAGTTTAAAACTGAACTGGTGCTGTCACAAAAAACCATAAATCGTCTTTCCCATAAAGACCTATATACCACTTTGGTTGGGTCACCTAGATATTTTGAAGGAT